ATTGCGCCGTCAATCCACTTTAACTCGCCCTTGCTATCAGGGAATAAACCACCAGTTAATTGTGTGAAGTCGAGTGCGTTATTAGAAGGAACTGCAAAGAAGTTCATTTTGCGTTTTGATGCGTAAGCCATAGCGGAAGTTGTTTTACCAGTTCCAGCATCACCTTCAATTAACACATTCATTTTGTTTTCAAGTGCGTAGTCATACATCTGAGTTTCGGTAATACCGCCACCGAAAGATCGTTCAATGTAATGCCCAGTTTGTTCCAGCGAAGGAACAAAGAAGGATTTGTTATTTGTTGTAGTCATTTTGTTTTCCGTTTCTGTTTGTTGGTTGGTTTGTATTACTGGGGAATTGAATTGTGTTAGCAATAACGGAGTAAAGACGATCTCTTTATCTATTATGGATTTCTTTATAGTCGAATTGGCTAATCTGTTGTCGTTCATAAATGAAGGAACAAGACGCAAATGATTAATAGCAACCATTTAATTTTCAGAAAATTGCCCAAGACTATTTAATCGGATATTGCTAACACAAACCTATTTATTTGTATTCAGGTATTACCACATCAGGATTTTTTTCAATGATTTCTGATGCGATTAAAACATCATCAAGTTGATCGCTTACCAAATTGATGAACGCTTTTTGTTCAACCACTTTCTCATCAAGAATACTCTCGACTTGATTGAATAAAGGTATTGCCATTTCGATAAAGAACTCAGGTGCTTCAAGTTCTTTCATCTTTATTATTAGAGTTTTTAATGATGTATGTAATAACCCAACTTCATCAAAAGTTAGATCATTAATAATCATCTTTTTGTTTTCCATTTATTTTATTCCCTTTACTATTTTGCTGATGTTTAAGTCTTTCAAAACATCAAGGGTGTAGTTGTCGGAACGAGTAGAAAAGAACCGAGTTCCGTCAGATAGAACAAGATCAATTAAGTTAATTGAGATTGTTCCAGTAGCAACGATATTTCCGTTTGTATCTATATATGTATTTGTTTTCATTACTTATTCCTTTTGTTGGGGGGAAGGAATTAAGTTCTATATGAAGTTGTATTGAATACATTATGTATTCACCACTATTACTGGTAAAGATAATTCGCAGATTATTTATTGCCAGTAATAGCAGAAAACACATATAGCAATATGTTTATTTTATTTATTATTAATTAACTTCTTAGTGCTTAGATCAGATTGGATACTGTCGGCATTTGTTATTAACAAAACTATCCATGATTAATTAATAGAAAACATATTGATTATGTTTGCCTAATTCTCTATGTAATTAATAGTTGATTGATTTGCTATCACCTTAATAAGTTCCCGAAGGATTTAATGACTTATTAAGTTCACTAGAGTTCAATCTCTATCTAGGCTTTTTTCACTTGAAAATTATTGATCTTTTGCCCCTAGAGGTTTCTGAAAAGATCAAACTTTTATCGTCGTGTGCCTGACCAAATCGTAGCAGAAAATCCAGTTGACCTTGACCACCTGATAAGAGTGGCGTGTGGTGGGGTGGGCGTGGAACACGCTGGCTCATGGCTGGTCGGGGCTATAAGCCCCCATAGAAGCCCGATCAGGGCTACCTGAGTTTGAGAGCCTGAGCGTGGGGGCTAACTGGCGAACTGGGGCTGGAACTAACTATTCGAACACCCGTTCGAGAACTCGGAACTTACTTATGGCGGTGGCTGTGGCGGTGGTGGCGAGTTAGTTGCGAACTAACTTCAGGGGTCGAATAGATAGTTAGTTGCGAACTAACTTTGGGAGTTGGTCATCAAGTTAGTTAGTTAAGTGTGTGCGCTTTGTGAGAGATGTTTAGTTAATTAGTTATGTGGGAAATTGCGCCGAAGTATTTTTTTCCAGTAATAACTAAATAGAGATAGATATAAGAGAGATAAGAGATACATGTTCCATGTTCATCAAATAGTTATGTGATGCCAAGAGAGCCAAGAGATACTAATTGCTACATGGAACATGTGGCTATGTAGTTGTGTGTATGCGTTTGATTATGTGAGTTATTACAAGGAGATAAGGCACTAGGTAATAGTGATCTGATAACAATAAGTATCTGATAACAACTCGGAGAGTTGGCTAATAGGCTGGTCGTATCCGTATTGCCAGTTTGTTATTAATCGCAGTAGCCAAAGTTAATTAATTATGCCGTCATCAAATCGTCATCAAGATATGTGGAACACATGGTTATTGAGCGTGTGTTAACACAATCGCACCTGATTAATAGTCAGGTGGAGTTGTTAACACAATCAAATGAGCCAAGACCCCCCCACCATTAAACGCCAGCGCACAATGGAACCCCCAGGTTGGAGACATGATTGAGGGTGTGGAGGCTAAGCAGTAGCCGTAGACTAGGGGTATGGCAGCCTCAGACCACCTTTCCCCTAAACAATTGGGAAAATATGCCCATAGTGATTTGACATATAAATACGATGATGGAGGAATTCCTAGGTCTAATTCAATTGAGGCCTATAAAGGAAACAATCAAAACGAAAATACTTATGCTGGTTTCATCTCTTGGCACCCTGAAACAGGGCATATAGGAAACATTGTAGTAGCAGATGACCACCGTCATCGTGGAGTTGCTACGCACTTGTTAAACGAGGCAAACAAACAATCTGAAGAAAAAGGTTTAATTGCACCAAAACATAGTTCTAACCTATCAAAAGCAGGCAAAGCCTGGAAAAAGTCTTTAAAAAAGCCTACCTCCCCTAAATAATAATTTTTTATAGTATCGACCTAAGCAGTAGCCGAAAGGTGACAGAATAGGGTCTATGAGTAATTTAGGACGTCAATTTGACACGCCCAAGCAGAAACGCACTATGGCGTACTCTTATGATGACCCAGGAATTACCTTTTGTCCTAAATGTCACAAGAACGCTCTAGCCGATCCTCAACGTTATGGACTAAAAGGTGAGCCAATCGTTAAACACAACACTGATTACGAGACAGGTGACCTAGAAGTCTGTACAGGTGGGTGTGGTAAGACTATATTTGGTAAGAAAGGGACTTACGAGTGAGCGCATCAGAGCATTTAGGTCCTCAATGGCATCAGTTGGATATGTACAAGACTGCTAAAGAGTTGCGTGGTCATACTCTTGCAGATGTAGAGACTGAGAAGTACTACAACAAAAAGGCGGGTATTGCTCCTGATCCTAATATTGATAAGAAAGTTATGGCGCAAAAGTTAAAGACCGCTAAAACTACAAAGTTATATGACTCTGTTAAGAGGATCGGCGTTAAAGAGCCCGTCTCTATTGGAGAGGGTCGATTCTTACCCTATAAACGAGGCACCGTGGCTGATGGACATCACCGCATTGCAGCAGCCTATAATATAAACAAGAACATGTTAATCCCTGTAGAACACATAGGCCTTGAACCGTTTAAGGTTAATGGAAAGACATACAATAGTTAAATGGAAAAAACCTGGGAGATAAGAGAAGAAGAAATCCGCAATGAGATCATCGAGGGTATTCAAGCCTTGTCTATTAGCACTTATCTAGAGGCTCAGACAGTTAACAGAGCCATTGAGGTTGTTAAGGGAACTAAAGGACTTGAGTCTTAAATCTTCATCAAAGCCTAAGATAATAATTTGGGCTTTATTACTTGTTATTTGTTTTCTTGCATTTGCTCTATTGATTCAGGGCGGAGACCTTAAGCAGGCCCAGAGGATGCAACTTGATCAATCTAACTATTGTTTGAAGTACAGCAGTGAAACAATCGCTTACAGCCAATTAACTCTCCTACGTGAGCAGGATGCCCATAAGCGGGATGTAGATACTGCCAATAGTCAGATCTCCGATCTGGTTAATAGATATAACGCCCTCCTGACTAAGCATCGCCTCAAACTAGAGCAATTAAACGTGTACGGCTTTCTGGTCAAGACCACCACTCCATAAGGTATAGGATTCTGCAATGCATATATTTGGATTAGAGATCCGCCGTGATCAGCGAGAAGATGAAATGACCATGGTCACCTGTTTCAGGTGTTCTAGTAACTATGTAGTATCAAAGGATAACCTTCGGGCATATAACTACTGCTCAAGTTGTAACTAATTGATTGGAGTAATACATGATTCTAATAACTGACTTCTTAGCATTACTGTGTGTGACTATCGTAGCCTTGTATCTGTTGTGGTTCTCACGTAAGTATAGTCCACCTGTTTATAAGGTGATAAAAATAATGTCGGTGGTTATTGCACTTCTCTGGATTACCGCCGCATTCCTTTATTCTCAGCAATAACTAAATGCCATATAAGGACAGGAAGTCCGATAAGGCTAAGGCCACTAGTAAGAGGGCTGGTAAGAAGTACTACCTTAAAAATAGGGGCGCCCAGTTAATCCGTAATAAGACCAAGAAGGATCAGATACGTGATTACATACGTAAGTACAAAGAACACCGTGGGTGCATGGATTGCGGCGTCAAGTATCCTTACTACGTCCTAGACCTTGACCATAGAGATCCTAGTGATAAGAAATTCACCCCTGCAGCCCTTCATAAGACAGGTAGTTGGGATAAGATGATTAAAGAGGTCCGCAAGTGTGATGTAGTATGCTCTAACTGCCATAGAGAGAGAACACACCAGCGGGGTCACTACACCCACAAGAATGAGGAGATCATATGAGAGAGATACTATTGCAATTAGAGTGGAACCTACTAGATCTAGAAATGTATAAGTTCATCCTAGAGTGGTTCTTACTTCTAGGTCTATAAGTCTTTACTGAAATAAATAGCGCCCCGTAAATTTTTTTCAATAGGGGCAATAAGACAGTAGCCATAATGTCACAATACATTCATGGCCAGATACGCAGAATTCCAAGACTCAGCAGGAAGACACTATGTTGAGCATGATATGCCAGAAGAGACGGCATATAAACATCCAATTCGTTCTTACGGTGATGCACGTCGTTTATCTGTGTATGACACAAAAGATCCAACGCCAAGAGCAGTTGATCCAAAAGGCGGCGGAATTAAAGATAGCCCAAAGGGTGAACCAGGATTAGTTGGTTACTCAGACTTCTATCGTGAACCACCTCGTGAATCTGGTTTAACATTTGTAACTAAAGATGAACAAGGCAATGAAACAAGAGAAAAGCCAAAGCCAATTGCAGATACCAACATCGGCTACATGCGTGTGAATGAGAAGTATCAAGGCGGAGGAATTGGTCGCCAGATGTTTGACTACATGCACAAGACAACTCCAGCAGGATCAATCCTTAATGTGGGCAAGGCAGCATCAGAGGCCACCCTACATATGTCTGAGAAGTTAAAGAAAGAGAAGCCCGACTCAATCAAGTATAAGTTGTTCTAATGAAGTGTAAATTCTGTAAGCACGAGATTGTCTTAGGCGTGTGCGAGGTAGACACATGCAAATGTATCTGTGAGACAAATGGAACATTTGGGGAGAATGACTGATGAGCGCAAAGTACAGTCGTAGTGAGCCATTTAACAAGATGCAGATTAAAGATGGCTGGATAGTCATCATGAGGAAAGACGGATCGATCAAGTCACGTATTGAGCCATACCGACCAAAGGTTAAAAAATAGTGTACGAGTATCGTGTGAAGAAGGTTAACAAGATAGTTGACGGAGATACTATCGACGTCGACATTGATCTAGGCTTTGCCGTCTCATTTACACAGCGGGTTCGTCTTGCGGGTATTGACACACCTGAGAGTCGTACTACCGATCTGAAAGAAAAAGCCCTCGGCGTTGAAGTTAAAGAAAAGATTAAAAAAGAAATAGCGGCGGCAAAAGACATTGTCATTAAGACAGAGAAGCCAGACTCATCAGAGAAGTACGGAAGAATATTAGGATGGTTATTCTTAGACGGTAATACTGTGTCGTTAAATCAACAGTTAATAGATCAAGGTTATGCATGGACATATGGAGGCGGCACGAAGATAAAAGACTTTGAAGAACTAGTCACAAAGCGCAAGGTAATTAATTGAGCGCCCAAAACATTTCTCCCGTTCAATTCAAAGACTATACCTTGGAATATAAAGGCGCCGATGAACAGGGTGGGCATAGCATTGTTGCAAAAAAAGAAGATAAACCAATAGGTGAAATGAGATGGGAAAAAGGATTAGGTGTAAGTAACCTAGATGTTAATCCAGAACATCAACGCAAAGGTGTTGCTACTGCCATGTGGAACATGGGCATTAATTTAAAGAAACAAGATAAGAGCATTCCAACACTTAAACATAGTCAAGATAGAACTGAAGAAGGCGACAGTTGGGCAAAAAAGGTAGGTAGGTATTATCACCCAGAAGCAATTTGGCCTAAAGAGTTCTTTGAATGAGTAATCTATCTAAAGATCAATTTGGTCCCATGTACCATGGCACTCGTGCCGATGTGAGTGGTGGCTTTATATTACCTGCTGTTACTAAAGGTGAAAGCCGCATGGCTCGTGCATGGGCTACAAGTGATCCAGGGCAGGCAAGATTCTTTGGCGAAACTAAAATGCCAAAGGGCGCTGAAAAGAATCCTGTTAAGGTCTACAAGGTATCACCAGTTAGCAATGAAGTTAAAGAAGAATCTGGGAACATAGAGGGTGAACGTTTCTACTCCTCCCCTCACGGGTTTATGATTACAGGAGAACATAATTGAGCGCCGAAGAAAACTTATCTCAACAACAATTCTTTCATGGTTCCCAACACCCTTTGAAAGTTGGGGATACAGTTAAACCGCATAATGATTTTGCGTGGGCATCAACAGACCCTAAAGTTGCATCATCATATGCCGCCTCTGAAGGATTAAAGGCAAAAGAACAACAACCTGTTTTATTTGGAACAGTGTATAAAGTAAATCCATTAAAAAAAGATTTAGTACGTAATCCAGGTGCTGATAAGAGATTTGGTATTTATGCATCTCCTACAGGTTTTAAAGTAACTGGTATTCATTCTCTAGTTCCTAATAATCAATTGGAAAACAAATGAGTACAAAGAAATGGATTCCACATCCAACTCAAGATTATCATGTTGACTACCATGCACTTAGATGGCACAAGCACGCCATGAGTATGGAAGAAGGTAATAGATTTATGTCCACTCCTAATGAAGATGGATCAAGTAAGACCAAGTTTGATTATCACCAACATCTACATGACACAGAACAATTTGGCCTCGGCGAGCCTCACGACCACTTTACTCCGAAAGATAAAAAATGAAGAAGAAAGCAAAGTTTAAAGGTTACTCTCAAACTGGTTACGGAAAAAAGTCCGTCCAGGAGCGGTTTAAAGTTAAAGACGTTGATGAAGAGGGCGGTGCTGAACATATATCAGCGTGGGTTAATAGCAACTTAAATAAGACACAGATGTCTAATGCCGAAGGAATCAAAGATCTTATGCAGGGCCCGAAGTTAGGTTACAACGTGAAGAAGCGCAAAACATCTGAGCCAAGGGAAGATGAAGAATGATAGAAAACAGACCGTGGGGCACTTACGAAGTGCTATCAGATACTGCTACACACAAAGTTAAACGCATTGTTGTAAAGCCAGGACAACGCTTGTCATACCAAGTGCACGATAAGCGAAGTGAGTATTGGGTTATTGTTGATGGAATGGGAACAGTTACTTTAGATGGTCAAGAGGCAATGTGTTTAGGTGGTGACGCATTTGTTATTGCGACAGGTGTAGCGCACCGAATTAAAAACACAGGTGAAGAAGATTTAGTATTTATTGAGACACAACTTGGATTGTATTTTGGAGAAGATGACATAACTCGTTTAGAGGATGATTACAATCGTGCCTAATTTATCTCCTGATCAATTTCGTACTTTATATCGTGGATTAAGTTCTACTACCGATATTAAAAAGCCTTTAGGTATGCATTGGACAGATGATCCAGAAAGAGCAATGGGGTTTGCACGTAATCCAATACGAAGAGGTCCAGGTGTTGTAATTGAAGGTCAAGTGGCTAGAAAGAATCGTGAAACTCGTCCTGACGTTTTGCATAAGAATCAAGTTTACGATGAGTACTGGGAGAATGAGATTCCTGTTAAGAAGGGCAGCACTGTGCACGTACTTGCAGTTACTAAGATGAACGATCGTCGTGACCGCACACGTACATACAATCCACCAAGGAAGTGGAAAGCATAATGGCAAAGAAAGATAACCTTGGAAAAGAGTTAGCAGAGGGCAATCTCCCTATGTTTATGACTGCTGGGGAAATTGTTAAACACATTAGTTTAAATGACTCTAATACTCGTGTTGGCGTTACTTATGGCGAAGATAAATCACCAGATTTAAAGAGCCGTGATAACACTACCTTGCGTAAAAAATTGCGACAAAGTAGAAGTAGTGCAGACAGTAATGCACATGGCGCAGGTTTATATGAAAGTATAAAAACTCAAGGATTTAAAGGTAACTTTAACATAACAGATTATGGTCATGAGGGAAGGTTATTTCAAGGCCATCACCGTCTAGCGGTACAAAGAAACCTTAATCCAAAACAATTTAATTTAATAAGGTGGACAAAAGGTATTAACGAATAATGCTTAATTCAAAACAATTTGGTGTTCCTGTTCCTGAGAATGTTCAGGTAAGAAAAGCAGGTGGTAAGGGTCATCTTGAAGGTGATAAGACAGAGAGTGCTACTGGCATGGTTAAGACTGAACGTTTAATTCCTTTGATGGAACACAGACGCAGAGGTGCTGATGCACAACCTTCTAGTGAAAAGACTATTGCTGGTATTAGGTCCGACATTCAAAAAGGTAAAGGTATTAACAATCCAATTATGGTTGCGTATGATCACGAGAATAAATGGGGCGTCATTGGTGAAGGTCATCATAGATTAGAGGCTGCAATGGCAGAGGGTGTCTCACACGTGCCCGTGACTGTGTATCGTCAGCCAGGGTTAGGTGAACGTAAAGAAAACTTTTTAGGTGGCCATTTAGCCATGACAACTAACTTTACTGATAAAGGAAGTCATGACGAACGTATGGGCAAAGAGTACGTTCCAACCAATATGCATCCTGCTCACTTCAAACAATTTATGTGATAGGTTGGGGTAATGATTGTTACCCTATCTAAAGAAGAAGTCCGTGCCTGCGCTGATATAGCGTTAAATCGCTGGATGATTAAATTTGGGTCAATAGATCGTCCTAATTATGCTGGAGATAACAAGAGGTTCTTAGAACCAGAAATTGCCGCAAATGTTAGAACTATTGTGGCTGAGTATGCTGTGGCCAAGTTATATAAACAGCCATTTGTATTTCCATTCTATACAAATGAAGAACACTCATATCGCAAAGATTTTCCAGATGTAATGCCAGTATATGAAGTAAAGTCTGTGAGGACTAAGGATGAGATCCCAGTATTTCCCAAGGACATTAGACCAGGGGTAGTTCTAGTCGGAGTTCGAGTATTGGATCGAGATTACTACTCAGAGGTAGAAGTTTATGGATGGCTTCCCGTTGAGGAATGCACAAAGGACGAGTATCATTACCCTCCAGAGAATTCTTGGCGGATTCCCTTAGATAAATTTAATGACACAATTCCAGAGTAAGGATTAGATATGGCAGACAAAGGAACAGCAGCGGCAATACTAGAGATTGCTCAAAAAGAAATCGGAACTATTGAAGGTCCTAAAGATAATGAAACAAAGTATGGCGCCTTTACTAAAGCAAACTTTTTGCCATGGTGTGGTTCATTTGTTATGTGGTGCGCCAATCAAGCAGGTGTAAAGGTTCCTAATACAGTTTCAACTGTGGCAGGCGCTAGTGCATTTGAAAAGATGGGCACATGGTCAGATGCCAAAAACGCTTCTCCACAGCCAGGAGACATTGCTTACTTTGATTTTCCAGGAGATGGCGTAGACCGTATCTCCCACGTGGGCATTGTGCTATCCAATAACTTGGACGGGACAGTCACGTGTATCGAGGGCAATACCGCTGGAAATGCTAAAGGTGATCAACGCAATGGTGGAGAGGTCTGTAAAAAGGTTCGTGGTTATCTTCCTAACAAGAAGAAGGTTATGGTCTCTGTAGTTGGCTTTGGTCGTCCTAATTATTCTGGAAATGAAGTAAAGGCAAAAGTCCCAGTATCAGAGGCGCCAGTATTCCCAGGACAAATTAAACCTGGCGATAAGAGCGAAGGCGTTAAGGTTGTACAGAAGTCTTTAGGTTTAATTGCTGATGGTGACTATGGCCCAGCCACAAAGAAGGCTGTAATTGCTTTCCAAGACAATCACGGCAATATTGACTCCAACGGCATCATTGGCCCTAAGACTTGGGCAGAACTGGTCAAATTCCTCTAAATCGGACATTTTACCCCTATAGCCCCCATGGATATTTCTGGTATTCTATGGGGGCTTTCTACTGAAAGGGGTGCCCGTGACAACAATCATCGGAGTACAGTATGAAGATCGTTGCATCTTACTTGCAGACAATCAAGTAACAGATGAGAGTGGTCGTATCTATCGACATCCACAAATGGCAAAGATCAGCGAACGTGGTGATTTTATAATTGCTGGTTCTGGAGAAGTATCTCCTTGTGATATTGCTCAACACATTTGGAATCCGCCAAAATTAACCGCCAAAGATACAAAAGATATCTATCATTTTATGATTGCAAAAGCAATGCCTTCTTTTAGAAAATGTTTAACCGAAAATGGCTATGACTTTAATGAGGACCATGACAAATCTAAAG